ATCGGCATATTCTTTTGTTACCGCATCCTTGGCATCAATCGGAGTGCCAAGATTAGTGATTCTACTATCGGATACATTAATATTGCCAGCTGCGGCTAATACTATGTCACCAATAGCAGTAGAGAGCGTATTTTCGTTAAACTGAAATGTACCGACATTAAATCGATTAATCCAGCCATTCGAATCGACTATAAGAGCCGTATTAGCGGTTAACGTACCAAATGGCGCGAATTCGCCACCTAATAGATCGGTATAATACTTACCGCCGATAACCGTATGGTTAACTGCATTACCGGCAACTTCGCTGCCGGTACCGATATAGAGTTTATTACCACCAGCACCAGAATAATATGAATACGCTAATTCACCGTTTGCCAGTATACTTGGGTTACCGGAAGTACTAGATCGTTTTATTCTGAATAGTGGAAGATTTGGATTAACAGCCATTAGTAAAACCCACCATCAAATTCTTGTTGGTTAAGTAATAACACTGGCTCCCATTTGGAAGTAGCGGTATTATATACTAATACTGAACCATTTTCAATGCCTACCAAAGTAACATCGCTGAGTTGTGCCATTGAACTAGCACCACCAGCTCCATTTGCATTTACCGCGTGTACTGGTCGGCCTAACGTTACTTTTTTAACGATAGTATTTTGACTGGTCGTTACCTTAGCAATGACCCGTTTTGTAGTACCCCTTGAAGCAACGCGAAAAGCCACAGATTACCTCGTTACTGATGGATTAACAGTAATTTTACCTTCTAAAATACGTTCAATCATTGTAACGCCGGCGCTGTCCTGATACGACAATTCAACGTCATATACGTAACGACCACGGCTGGAAAGACTATCTGTCTGTGTATTGGATAAAGAAATAACTACAATACCGCTAGTAGGCGGTGCTGCAATTATTGAAGTGAAATCTAACGTGTCGGCACTGTCGCTACTATAGTTGCGTTTTAATTTAGCCGCAACTGAATGTCCTGTTAGATTTTTTACTGAACCATCGACGTTAACTAGCTCTATTTCTAAAGCAATATCAGCGCCTTGGTCAATCTTAAAATCTTCATATGTTGCCATATTACCGTTTTCCCAATCTTATGTATCAAAAACTCTTAATACTATTTATATGAAAATGAAACTAAGAAAACGGTAATATCTCTATTACTTATTCTGCAGAGGAAATATCCGCAATTACCATCTCACGAAATTCTTCTGAAGCCTGCGCAGTACTAAATGTATATGATACAGTGCATCTCCAGTTATCAGTTTCTGCTGCATGATATAACAATTTGTCTTGTTCGCCATAATGGCCAAAATAAGCTGCTTTACATGTCCATGCGCCGGCAGCATCTTCACATATAATTTCTTCTTTAGTAACCGGGTGAATGTATTTGAAACAACCTTCACCAAATTCAGACCACGTGAAAATCAAATTAAAAGCTGCAGCATTAGCATTGTTATGCCAAGAAATAAAACCGCCTGGAGGATAAATTGCACATAAAGCATTATTTCGAACCGATAAAAAATTCATCATTTTATCGTTAAGAGTCGCCAGATGCATAGTGAAATCACGCTTGAACACAGGATCAGCATCTGGTTCAAATATCTGGTGATGTCTTTCGCCGAGCTTCAAGTTATAACCTACTAACTGCTCTGGGAAACCATCGTGTTTAGTTCCCATCAAAAGAATTTCTTCTTTATGTTTATCACCGGCATAGTACTTACGCTGTCTAGCGTGTTCTTTGGCGCTACAGTGGACATTCTCAGCAAATCCTTGCCACGTATGCAATTTGGCATACTCGTTAAGAATCTCTAATAATTCTGGATTATTAATAGGAACGTGTTTTAAATATTCGTCGTTAAGCTGTGTCATACGATTGGTTTATCCTTATTTAGGCCAGCAGAGAAGTGTCTAATGATAACTTCACCTTCTGGTCGGGTTCTCGCCCAATTTAGTGCGTTATAGTAATTCCATCTTAGATCGTCATCAAAAATTCCGATCTTAAGATCTTTATACTTAGGTTCTTTTTCAGTTAACCACCATAATGAGAATTGGTCCCACGACTTAAGGCTATCAGCATAACCTTTTGGCCACCATTCACCGTCCATTTGACGTCTGGTTAAATCCCACCAATCAGCCATAAATTCACGGATAATTGGTTTTCGCATATCATATAAACAAACTGCCCCACACAATCTAAACTTGGCAGGACCTTCTGGGGTGCTAAAATCTCGTTCAGCGTAAATATAACTACGCTCATCGGTTAATTCAGACCATACCATATCATGATCTTTAAGTTCATCCCAGACCTTTCTAATATCTTCGTGCTCAACTTCCATATCAGCATCGATATACATTGCGATGTCATAAGGTACTTTTGCCATACCAAAAAGTTTTGCGCGATAATGATCATCACAAAAAATAACATCATCAGCAATCTCTTCGCGACCGTCTAGAAACCTTTCTTCAGTTACCAAACAAATCTTGGCATCTTCATAGTAATCTCTAATAGATTCGCATAGATTAATTGCATACAAATAAAAATTATGATTTTTGGAGGCAACAACCACAAAACCTTTAGTAGGCTCACTCATCAGTAGATTCTACCTTTTCAGCTTCAGCAATAGCCATAGCATCTTGTAAAATCATGATAGACCACATATCAACTTCGATTCTGGACTTAGCACGACGCAATTTTGCTTTAAGAGCACGGTTTTTAGAATTTTTAATTTCATCAACTTCAAAAGCTTCAAGCTTGTAGTTGAAAAGTTTTTCTAATTTTCGTGCTTTTTGATGCTCCAAATCACGTTGGGCTTCTTCTTCCTTTTGTGCTGCTTTACGTACAACTCGATCTGTTGTTTCTTTATCGATAGTTTCTTCGCCAAGCGCATTAACTACTTCTTCAAAGTCCGGATTCGGTTTACCTTCTTTATCGTGGCGTTTAAGTAGCATTACCTGTCTGGTAGTTCTACCTACGTCATCTTCAATTTCCAAGATACAATTTAATTGATCTTTGGCTTCAGTTTCCCAAAACGCATTATTCATCCATCGCTTATAACTCATTTACATCTTCTCCAAAGGGGGGTTTCAATCAATTCAAGGTTTTATAATGTATATATTATTTTAATAAAGTGGCTCCCGGAAGAGCCACGATATTATTTTCTTTATGCCAATCGCACATATAACGTATAAGTTTCAACAGGCGTTGATGATGATTGAATAGTAAGACCAGTATAGTTACCGATAAAACTACGTGAGTAGTTACCGATAAAGGTCCTAGAATAATCACCAGCAAAGTCTCTACTATAATTACCGGCAAAATCGCCAGCAAAAGTAATAGAACTATTTCTTGTTGATACTGAAGTATATGAACTAGTTCTTACTCTAGTATAACTTGACTGTCGTGTTCTAGTGAAAACATTTGTAGAATTTCTAGTATACGTACCAGCAAAGCCTCTAGTATATACGCCGGTATAAACGGCACTGTAAGTAGAAGTTCTTGTTCTAGCATACGTACCAGCAAAATCCCGTGAATAGTTACCAATAAAGTCACGTGAATAGTTGCCTATATAGTTACCAGTATAGGTTGATACTCTTTCACGTACATAGTTACCTTCGAATGAACGAGTGTAGTTACCTATATATGTGTTGTTAAACGTGGTAGTATACGCACCAGCATATTCACCAGCAAAGTTACGAGTATAGTTACCGATAAAGGTAGTAGCAAAGTCTCTGGCATAGTTACCTATAAAGTCACGGGTATAGTTACCAGTGAAAGTAGTATTATACGTACCAGTGTATTCACCAGCAAAGTCACGAGTATACGTACCAGTGTATTCACCAGCAAAGTCACGTGCATAGTTACCTGCATATTCACCAGCAAATGTTCTTGAATAATTACCTATGTAGTTACCTATAAAGCTGCGAGCATAGTTACCAACATATTCACCAGCAAAGCTGCGAGCATAGTTACCAACATATTCACCAGCAAAGTTACGTGCATAGTTGCCTGCGTATTCACCAGCAAAGGCACGGGCATAGTTACCTGCGTACTCACCAATAAAGTTTCTAGTATACGTACCAGCATATTCACCAATAAAGTTTCTAGTATACGTACCAGCATATTCACCGATAAAGTCACGAGTATACGTACCAGCATATTCACCGATAAAGTCACGGGCATAGTTACCTGCGTACTCACCAATAAAGTTTCTAGTATACGTACCAGCATATTCACCGATAAAGTCACGAGTATAGTTGCCTACGTAGTTACCAATAAAGGTATTAGCATAGTCGCCAACATAGTTACCAGTAAAGTTGCGAGCATATTCGCCAGCAAAGTTACGGCTATAGTTACCGATAAAGTCACCAGCAAAGTTAGTTAACTGATCTCTTGCATAAGCACTAGTACGGGTACGGGCATATGTTGAATAACGGACTCGAGAATAAGCAGAGGCACGAGTTCTAGTACTAGTACGTGTATATAAACCAGTATAGTTACCTACGTAATCGCCAGCAAAGCCTCTTGTATAGTCACCTACGAAGTTACCAGCATAATCACGGGCATAGTTGCCTACGAAGTTACCTGCATAGTCAGTAATACGAGTACGAGCATAGTTGCCTACGAAGTCACCAACGTAATCACCAACGTAGTTGCCTACGAAGTTGCCGACGTAATCAGTAATACGAGTGCGCGAATATTGACCAATAAAGTTTCGGGCATAAAATCCAGCGTATTCGCCTACAAAATCACCAATGTAATCAGTAACACGAGTGCGACCATAGTTACCTACGAAGTCACCGACATAGTTGCCTACGTAGTTACCTACGAAGTCGCCGACATAGTTGGTAACTCGAGTTCTAGCATAGTAACCAACGTATTCACCGACGTATGCCGTATTTCCAGCATAAGCAGATGTGCGTGTATAGTCAGTAATACGAGTTCTAGCATAAGCACCAGCAAAATTACCAGTAAAGGTTAGGTTGCGTGCATAATAGAATGTAGAACCACGCGTACGCGTATAGTTACTTGTTGTAGCATAAGCAGTTACACGATCTCTTGTGTAATCTAATGTGGCAGCTCTGTTTCTAGTATAATAGAGCGTGCCAGCTACGGCTCTAGTATAATCAACTAATACCCCGCGGGCTCTAGTGTAATATACAGTGGTACCCTGATATACAGTACGGGTATAATCAGAAACTGTAGTAGATACACGGCTATAGTTACCTAGGAACGGAGTTGGTTCACCAGCAATAACTCTAGAATATAACTTAGAGAACGTCAGGGTTGTTGCGGCAGATCTGGTATAGTTACCGGTATATGGCCCGCCGATTTCTATTCTAGAATAGTCACCGACATAATAGATTGTATTTGTATAGTTACCGGTATATGTTACTGCGGCAGCATAATCACCAGTATATGTTACTGCGGTGGTATAGTTACCTACGAAGTTACCAGCATAATACAAAGTTCTAGTATAATCACCGACATAGTTAACAGCAGTAGCATAAGCAGAAGTACGGGTAGAATCAGTTACTCTTGTTCTGCCGTAGTTACCTACGTAGTCGCCAGTATAAGTTAAGTTGCGAGCATAATAGAATGTAGAATTACGAGTTCTAGAATATGTACCAGCATAGTTACCTACGAAGTCACCAGTATAAGTCGTAATACGCGTACGGGTGTAATCAGCGGCATAGTCGGTTACGCGAGTTCGTGCATAAGTACCAGCATAGTTACCAGTAAAGGTTGCTATGATGGTGCGAGAATAAACACCAGTATAAGCACTAGCACGTACACGTGTATATGTACCACCATAGTTACCGGTAAAGGTTTGTAGACGGTCTCTGGTATAATCAGCGGCATAGTTGGTAATACGAGTACGAGCATACGTACCACCATAGTTGCCGGTATATGTTACTACGTTATCGCGAGTATACGTATTGGCAAAGTTGGTGACACGATCTCTTACATATGCAGAGTATCTAGTTCTAGTAGAAGTCGTTATTGTCGTACGAGCATAGTTACCTACGAAATCACCAGCAAAAGTACGGGCATAATCACCAGTAAATGCGCGGGCATAATCGCCGGCGAAGTTACGGGAATAGTTGCCAATAAAGTTACCGGTAAAATCAGTTACTCTATTACGAGCATATGCAGAAACTCGAGTTCTAGCAAAGAATCCGGTGTAATCAGTTATACGAGTACGAGCAAATGTAGACGGTCTTGTTCTGGTATAATCGGCAGCATAAGCACTAGTGCGGGTACGTGAATAGTTACCAGCGTAAGAAGAAACTCGAGTTCTAGAATAAACGCCAGCATAAGCACTAGTGCGGGTACGTGAATATGTACCAGCATAAGAACTAGTTCGGGTACGTGCATAGTTACCAGCATAAGAACTAGTGCGGGTACGTGCATAGTTACCTGCATAAGCACTAGAACGGGTACGTGCATAGTTACCTGCATAAGCACTAGAGCGGGCACGTGTATATGTGCCAGCATAAGCACTAGAACGGGTACGTGAATATGTGCCAGCATAAGCACTAGAGCGGTCACGCGTATATGTGCCAGCATATGAAGAAGCTCTAGTCCTAGTATAAGCTGCAGCATATGCACTAGAACGGTTACGTGCATAGTTACCTGCGTAGGCAGAATTACGAGTTCTAGAATATGTACCAGCATAAGAACTAGTGCGGGTACGTGCATATGTACCAACATAAGAAGAAACTCTACCGCGAGTATAATCACCTACTCTTGTGCGAGAGAATGTACCAGTAAATGTAGAAGCACGGTTAACCGTGTATACTGATGCTCTAGCTCTAGAATAGTAGCCAGTAAAGTTGCCAATATAAGCTGCAGCAATTGTGCGCGTATATGTTTCAGTACGCGTGATTACATATTCGCCAGTAAATGATCTAGAGTACACGCCGGTATAATCAGCAGAATATGCAGATGGTCTTGTTCTGCTAAACTGATTAGTATAAGCACCAGTATATTCGCCAGCAAAGTCGCGAGTATAATTGCCAGTAAACGGTGTTGTATATGTACTTGTTCTTACACGTGAGTATTCACCTACGAAATCACCAGTATAGTTACCAGCAAAATCACGTGAATAGTTACCAGCAAAGTCTCTTGTGTAATTACCAGTATAGTCACCAGCAAAGTTTACAGTAGAGATGCGAGTTGATACACGTGTATAAGTTGAAGCTCGTGTACGAGTGAATACAGAAACCCTAGGATTGATATAAGCCGACGCTCTAGTTCGGGTATATGCAATTAGGCTTGTATCTTTTTTAGTATTTAACGCAGTACCGACAGCTTTCCAAGTACCTGCAGCAGTCGGTGCACCTTGAGCGGATGAACGTAATTGATATGAACCAAGTTCGCCAGCTGAGGCGCGCAACGATTTTACACGTTGACCAAGTGTATATTGAATTTCGGCATCCGTCATTTCGGCTAGACTGGCAGAAGCACCAGTTTTTCTAGTCATTGGACGCGTTGCAGCAGGAGCTGTAGACATGGAGGTTCGGAGATACACATGATATGGAACGGCCGTACCATCACCTTGTGTATCGGAGAATATGCTGTTAATGAATACGCTGTAATCAACGCCAGGACTTGTCGCAGCAAGTTTGAAAGTACCCGGGTAGTCTAAGTCGACTAGGACGTTAATGACACGTTTAGCTAAAGCATCTAGGTCTGCATCTACCATTTCGTAGAAGCCAGGGTTCAATGAATCGCTATAATATCCGATAGGACGCTTAAAGTTCGCTCCGGACTCATCGGCAGAACCAGCAGTTTGATAAACTGTAGTTGTCGTTGAACCTGAAGTGATCTGACTGGCAGGATGCGTACCGGTCGTTTGGTTGAAGAATGTATCAACAAACGAACCGACAGCAGTGTTGCCAGTAGAGGTTAATGTAAGCGACCCCACGTCAGATGCTAGTACACCTGATAAATGTTGACCTACGCTCCATGCCAAGTAATTTTCTTCACTTGGCTGAAACTCATGTAGATCTCCACCGGATAGGAGTTTTAGTGGAATACTCGATTTTGACACTGTTAATCTCGCTCTTAGTAGTTAATCGTGTACTACTATTTATACAAGTTTAACATACAACGTATATGTTTCCACTGCCTCATTTGAAGATTGAATTGTTAGACCTGTATAGTTACCTATAAAGCCTCTAGAATAGTCACCAATAAAGCCTCGAGTATAATTACCTACGAAGTCACCAGCATAGGTAGATACTCTATTTAGTATGCTGTTACGAGTATATACTGAAGATCTTGTTCTGCTATATGTGCTTTCTCTGCCTCGAGAATACGTAGATATTCTAGTTCTAGAATAGTCACCGGCAAATGCTCGACTATAATTACCTATGAAATCGCCAGCAAAATCAATCACGTTATCGCGGGCAAATGTAGATACTCTATTTCTAGTGTATTCTTCGACCCTGGTAGTTGCGTAAGCACTATTTCTTACTCTAGTATATACGCCAGTATATTCACCTACGAAATCACCAGTATAATTTGTGATACGTGTACGAGTAAATTCTCCAACATAATCAGTTATGCGAGTTCGAGCATATGCACTAATTCTAGTTCTTTCAGAAGTTCTGGTACTTACGCGTACATAGTTACCAACATAATCACCAATATAACTACTGGTCCTTATTCGAGCATATGCACTAACTCTAGTTCTAGTGTATTCACCAGCAAAGTCACGAGTATAGTTACCAACATAATCACCAATATAACTACTGGTCCTTGTTCGAACAAAGGTAGATGGTCGTGTTCTAGTGTATTCACCAGCAAAGTTGCGAGCATAGTTGCCGACGTAATCGCCGATATAACTACTAATCCGTGTTCGAAGAAACGTAGACGGTCTTGTTCTAGCGTAGTTGCCGATAAAGTCACGAGTATAATCACCAGCAAAAGTACGAGCATATGATGAGTTTCGTGTACGAGCATATGTTGATATGCGATTTCTTACAAAGTTTCTGGCGTACTCACCAATAAAGGTTCTAGAAAAGTTACCAGTAAATAGTCGAGCATAAAAGCTAACATATGTTGATGAACGGTCTCTAGTATATGTTGACACTCTACTAGAAGTTCGAACATATGATGAAACTCTGGTAAAGTTGCCGGTGAATGTTAAATTACGTGTATAGTTACCGGCATAATTAAGCGTTCTAGTATAAAATCCTGCAAAGGTTAATGTACTAGGAACTAGTCTAGCATAATCATCAACGATGATCGATATACGGGTATAGTTACCTAGGAACGGAGTTGGTTCACCAGCAATAACTCTAGAATATAACTTATAGAACGTCAGGGTACTTGGTCTGTTTCTAGTAAAGTTAGCAAGGAAAGATGAGACTCTGGTGTAATTTCCTTCAAACCCAACCGTTGAAGCGCGGACACGAGTATATGTAGAGGCGCGAGTAAAGCCCGTAGTAAAGTCAAGTACTCGAGTATAATTACCAGTAAAAAATAAAGTTCGGGAATAGTTACCGGTAAATAGTCGAGTAAAATTCGGGCTGACATATGTACTACTTCGATCTGTAGCATATGCTGAGGCACGATCTCTTACAAAGTTTCTGGCGAACTCACCAATAAAGGTTCTAGAAAAGTCACCGGCAAATGCTCTAGAATACGTCGATTCTCTAAGGCGAGAATATGACGATGCCCGTGTACGGGTATACAGGCCACCAAATGTTCTTGCATAAAAACCGTCAAAACCTGTAGTATAATCAGTTATACGAGTTCTGGCATATGACGATATCCGAGTACGGCTATAGTTGCCGGCGTAGTTACGTGCGTAGTTACCGCCAAAATCTCTAGTATAATCAGTTATACGAGTTCTGGCATATGCAGAATTACGAATGCGACTATAGTTACCGGCAAAGTTACGCGTGTAGTTACCGGTAAAATCTCTAGTATAATCAGTTATGCGGGTACGAATATATTCTCCCACAAAGTTACCGGCAAAGTTGCCAGCAAAACCACGAGAATAATTGCCTACATAGTTACCAGTAAAGTTACGGCTATAGTTACCTACATAGTCGCCGGTAAAAACTATTTGAGTATTTCTAGAATAAACTCCAGAATAATTTCCAGTAAAGTCCCTAGTAAAATTACCAGTATACTGTCTAGTATAATTGCCGGCGTAACTTCTAGCATATTCGCCGATAAAGTTACCAGCAAAGTTGGTTATTCTATTTCTTGAATATGTTGAGTTTCTTAGACGATTATAGGTGCCAAAAAATCCACGGGTATATTCACCGCCAAAAGTTCTAGAATAGTCACCGGCAAAGTCCCGAGTATAGTTACCAATATAATCGCCGACAAAAGTACGAGCAAAGTCAATTACTACGTTTCGGGTATAAGTAGAAGCTCTAGATCTAGTATACGTAGATATTCTATTTCGTGTATAGTCTTGATCTGCTACTTGTTTCCGTGTATTAATTGCGCTACCCACGGCTTTCCAAGTACCTCCGACCGGAGCACCTTGAGCAGATGAACGTATTACATATGAGCCAGGAGAACCGGCAATTGCCCGTCGAGTCTTAGCTCTTTGTGCTAAAGAATGTACCAATTGCGCATTAGTAAATTCTTGCACTCCTTTGTATATACTGGCATCTCTACGGATTTTCATCAACGTAGATGCTGCTAGATTGCTATCAAGTATTCCTGTAGGGGCAACTGATGTAGTCTTTCGATATATGTTATATACGGTCTGTACGCCAGATGTTGTAGTATCATTAAATGCGCCGGCAATATATACTGACCAGTTTGCACTAGGTGCAGTTGAACCTAAATAGAAAGCACCGCCATAATCATTATCGGCAAGTTTACTATTAACGCGATCCATCATAGTATTAAATGATGCATCAGACATTTCATAAATGCCTTCAGTAGGATCGTTATCTTTATAACCTACAGGCTTGTGGAAAAGAGGACTAGATTCATCAGCAATACCAGCAACTTGGTATAAAGTAGTAGTAGTTTCACTAGAAGTGATAGATGTCGCCGGATGAGTTCCTACTGGTTGATTATAAAAGAAATCAACGAATGAACCGATTGGGGTATTTCCGCTAGAAGATAGAGTAATATTACCAATATCATTATTTGCAGATACTGCTAATTCCTCGCCAACTAAGTAAGCAAGGAAAGTTTCTTCTGCAGAGTTTAAGCGCTTTAGGTCACCGTCGTCGGTGAATCTTTTTAGTGCCTTATCAAGTGACATTGGCTGTCCTAATAATTTAGATTAATTTAACAGTACACCATTTTCATCATATACCCGAATCCATTTTCCGGCTAAATGATTCAATGCAGCAATAATACTATTAGTTGCTCCGGCACTATCAAAATAAGCTGACAGATCAGATCTATGTCCAATGATATTATCTTTAATATTTATAAGATCACTTGAGGCTGAATCTAATTGTGTATGAAGTTCATTAATAGCAGGTACAACAGTAGTTGCAGTAGTACCCATGTTGCCAGCAGTAACATTGCCAAGATCTGTCATTAACTCATTGAGAGCGTCCATGACAGTTACTGAACCAAAATTAGCGTGGAATGCTTGCGTTGGTTCTACCCGAGTATTCAGGGTATCAACTTCATTTTCAACTTCATTAATTGCTGCAACAACATTAGTTGCAGTAGTACCCATGTTGGCAGCAGTAACATCACCTAGGTCAGTTCTTAATTCTCTGATTGCAGCTGAAATATTAGTAGCAGCTAGACCAGTAAACGTCATGTTACCAATATCAGTCTCATGCTCATTGATTGCAGCAGAAAGATTAGTAGCAGTAGTAGTTAAGGTTGTACCAACACCAGTTTTAGTATTAAGAGTATCAATTTCGGTTTCAAGCTCTAGCATTGCACCGACTACAGTACTAGCAGTAGTACCCATATTGACAGCAGTAACGTCACCGATGTCCGTCATCAATTCGTTAATGCCGTCCATAATAGTATTTGATGTAAAGTTACTATGGAAGGCTTGAGTAGGTTCAACCCGAGTATTCAAAGTATCAATTTCGGTTTCAAGCTCTAGCACTGCGCCGGTCAGATTTGTTGCAGCAGTACCCATATTGCTAGCAGTAACATCACCAATATCAGTTCTTAATTCACGAATAGCGGCTGAGATATTAGTGGCAGTCAAGCCAGTAAATGTCATGTTACCGATATCAGTCTCATGCTCGTTAATAGCACCTACTACGTATTTCGCCGTAGTATTAAGAGAAGTTAGAGAACCGGCAGTAACAAGATCGGCATTTAGTGCATTCACAGCAGTAGTAAGATTTGTTCCTAAACCACTAGCTAGAACCATAGTACCAATATTAGTCTCATGTTCATTGAGAGAACCAATAATTGTTTGCGCAGTAGTATTCAGCGTATCCCAAACACCGCTGTCTGATCCAATCTTTTCATTAGTTAATACTAAACGTATTTTAGTAATTTCTAACTCAGAAGAAGCCGAATCTAATTCAGCATGAACTTCGTTAATTGCGCCTACTGCTATTTTAGATGTTGTATCTAAAGTGGTAACTTGACCTAGTTCGTCAACAATCTCTTCGATTGCACCTTTAAAATGTTTAGAAGTTAAACCATCAAACGAACCAGTAGTAGAAGTATATAAATCAGTTTCGTGTTCATTGACTGCAGCAATCAAATTACCTGCGCCAGTAGTTAGCGTGTAATTAGTTAAATTGCCACGTACTGCCGACTCTAATTCATTAATAGCAGCAACTGCGCTAGTTTTATTAGTTGTTCCTAATGCAGTATGATCGCCTAATTCAGTTCTAAGTTCTTCTATGCCATCATAAAAGTTAATAGCACTTAAGCCAGTAAAGCTAATACCCGAATCATATAATTCGGTATAAAATTCATTAACCGCATCTCTAAGATTATCTGCAGTTGTCCAAAGGTCGTAATTGGTCGCACTTCCACGAACAACGGTTTCTAATTCATTCACTGCCGAAACAATATCAACTTTAACCGTAGTATCTAATACCGATGGGTCACCTACGTTAGTTGAAATTTCATTGATTTTATCTTTTAAAATCTTGAATGAATCTGTTATTTCTACAATTGGCTTTGCCATTTATAATCTCTCTACGATTTTCGAAAGCATTAACTTCATTTCTGCCATATCTGACTGCAAACTAGCCACACTATCTTTTAAATTCTGTTGTTCCAGTTTACGCTTCTGAATCAGTTCTTTTCTTGCTTTAGCTTCTTGAACTTCAGTTTTACTTATATTTATAATGGCACCCGAAGCATCTCTTACTAGATTCGGGTGCCCTTCTACGTTAATCAAAATTATACTGCCATCGCAATACAACGTAAGTCTCTAAGTACTGCTACTTGCGTTGAGTTAGTTGAAGTAAATACTATTTTTAATTGGAAAGTAGTAAATGGTTCCATCTCTCCATTAGGTCCACCAATCAAATATCTGTATTCACGGAAAACATTTTTGTCAATATCTGACGGCAATGTATTTTCTGGATTAATATATTCCCATGGAGTAGATCTAATCACGTCGGAGTTATTTGTTGCTCTCCAGTATACGTGGAACTCGGCTTCAGGCGGCTTGTTTGCTGCTAACAAAACTTTAAGACCAACCGCTTCTTGAAGCAAATTAATTGGAATTGTAATATGTTTGGCCGCAGAACTACCTAAAGAAGGATGAGTTTCTGGAACATAATTAATTGCTTCGTTAAATGAACCTAAGTTACCAATTAGTTGGTTGTCTACCCAGTTAGAAATACATGCTAATTGAGCTGCTTGCATATCAATAGCCGGCGACACTCTAGAGTCTGCAGTAACCATGTTAACTTTAATTGTAGCAGATCTTTCGCCAGCTGGTAACTGAGTTTCTTCTTCAAAATGATTGATAATCATCATTGGTTCAGTAAACGGAGCATTGTTTGTTTTATTTTTCAACAGTCTATACGAATTATCTCGCGTAAATCGATTTACAACAGCAGAAGGCGGACTTGCAAACGAAGTTGTCTGAACAAATTTACCTGACATAGAATAGTTAGTAGAGCTAGGATGTTCCATGTTAAACATTGGTCGAATAGTTTCAAATACAATATTCTGCAGACCTCGTAATGTACCACCGGTTTTACCAGTCTTATTGGCAACAGCAGCAGCATTAAATGTATAACCAAAAGCATCAACTTTAGTAACAACTCTTTGACCAGATATATCAGAACCGAGAATACCGTTGTAATAGGCGCCAGCAGTCAAGCCAAATAGCTGACAGCTATCGCCAACACGGAGACCATGACCTTTATGACGAACTACAATTTCAGCTGAACCTGCAGTAGTATACAATGGATCATATAACAAATCAGTTGGCGGAACTTGTCTATTTTCAATAATAGCAGTACCCTGAGATTTAAAGTTTGCTCTATGAAGAATAAACGCAACGTCTTGTCTTTGATCTGGTTCCCACAATTGTGAGTTTTGCGACTTATACAATGAACCTAATGTAGGTTGTTTAGTAATTCTCAATTCAGTAGAACCGAGAATGAAGTCTTCCACTTCAGAAATAAACACTCGGTATTTCATTGAGGTAGATCTAATCACGAAGGCATATTCTGCACCGCCTTCTAAGTATATTGGCTCTGGGAATATAAATGATGTTCCATTAGCACGCATTGAAGCAATTGTATCAGAAGGAACAACGTTGACTTGGTTAGGGTGCAATGAAACAAACGCAGAGTCAATCATTCGAATACTATCCGGAGCTCCATTAACCATAGGTCTGATTTCAACAGAAACATGCTCATTGCCATCATCTTTGCTGGCAAAGTATAAAGTTAATCGCGTAACAAAAATACCATTTGGATCTTCAACTGCAAATGATTGTGCTGTAGGATCGATATATCTAAATGCGTTTTCTACAGTTTTCAACGTAGCAGACTGTGTATATCTTTGTACGCCGCTGGCCGCCGGAACTGTAGCTACAGGAGTATCAACCGGAATTTGTGGTGCAGGGAACGCCAGTGGATCAGTATAGTATTGCTCAGCCGAATTATACGGCGGCGCCGGATCCGGATCAACAATTGCAGTCTCTTGAGTCCAATCAGTATAATACGGTACATCAACAGTAGTTTGTGGCTGATCAGCACTAGCAACTACTTCAGTAGAACCGCTTACAACTTCAGTTCTGGTATATTCATCTGAAGCCTCTACTGTCGCAACGTTATCAGTAGATAGATCTGCATTAACATTAACGTTAGTTCCTACAGTTGAAGAAGCTACAGTCGTTGATTGTGAGCCAACAATCTGCAAAACTCTAACATTAGAAACTACGTCTTGTGATACTTCACCTACTACGTTATAAATCGCCCGTGCAGATGATTTGTTATTGTTTTTATTGTATAGTGAAATATCGAGTAGCTCAAATACTAATTGACCTGATCTAAATTTATTTTGATCATTACACGGTATTTCAAATTCACCTTCTAGGCGACCTGAAGCATCAGTAATTAGTGGGCCAGATCCTTCGCTATGTTCTAGTGCCGGAACATTGCTATAATCATAGTCAATTTCCCTATCAGACATTAGTACAAAAGGTTTTGCCTTACAGAATGCAGATACATTAACAGTATCAAAGAAAGGCCAGTACCTACTATTGGCGCGTAAACCGGTTGCTATGAAACTTACAGTTCTAGATCGTACCCATGGAATTAACGCAACATCAACAACACGTGTACCAATTATTTCTCGAATTGTCGATTCACCTGCAACACGGTTAACGGTAACAGTGGTTGTAGTATTAGTAGTTGTCCCAGCACTGACGCCGCCAGTGGTAGTAGTAGTAGTAGTTTCTGCATCGAAAACATCGACCGTGCCAGAAGTAATTGGATTACTCTGTACATCTACGCCGCCAGAAATTACCAAAGTAATTGGATTAGTTGTTCCACCTGACAAAATAGTACATTCATAGCCGGTTACATTAGTGTCAACAACGATCAACAATGTATCAACATCATCAAGTACGGCAGTACAGTTAGTGGATTTAATTATGGTCCAATTTAAAGTTTCTGGTATAGTAACATCAATTGTATCGCCAGGACCGGCTTCTTGATATACTGTTTTGTAACCAGTCTTAAGACTAGGTAAACCAACAAACTTGTTTATAGTTTTAGGAACATACGTGCCATCATTGCTTGCTGCTAATATTGCAGGATCTATTCCTGAACCGATATTAACATAACCTAAACTTCCGATACCTTCTAGATTAATAGAAACGCCGATATCGCCGTAGTACGTATAGTATCCGGTATTTTGAGTAACACTATTGCCACTAACTATTTCAGTCTGAGCATTTTGAGTAGTACTGGTAGTAATACTAGTCTGAGACTGACTTGCGCCTACCTGTAGATCATTAATGTCTACACCATTCCAGTTCCATTCCCAGTTGTTCCACAATAGTGCTTGGGTAGTATCTAATCTAGTACCACCATCAACCACGGCAGGAGCATCGATGTCTGAGTTCTTCCAGTTGTCACCACTAGGAGACAATCGTAAGTTACCATCGAAATATTCAACCATAAACGGGTTGACGTTGACAGATTTAGAAGCAACGGTCTGAGAAGTATGTGCTACTTCAGTAAAATCTAGTAATACTTTATCGCCTTTTTTAACAGTATTTGTTGATTCAGCCTGATCAAACCATACGTCTACTGCTCTTTCTGTAAATGATGGCCGCGCATACAAATGCTGTGGATCTAATGACGCTCTATGTTCAATACTCTTAGTATCAGTATAGCGATGATCTTTAAAGTTATCTACAAAGAAACCAGCCTTAATGCGATCGTTACCGTCTGAGTCAACTATTCTAGTTTGTGCTGTATACAACTCAAGTAATGACATAGTAGTCACTTCTTCGAGCTTTTCTATTTTCTTATCAAGTCTACCAATATCTGCCATAGTATAACCTTTAAGAGGCAATACTTTAGACTTAAGATCTTGCGTATGCAATGTATTTGCATTTAACTCGTACTTGTAAAGATCAATACAACCCAATGGAGTTGTAGGGTATTTTGGAGTTAGCGATGAACTACCAACAATATATCGCATTTCACCATTTTCTGACAAACATAGTTTATCAAATCGCGGCATATAATATTCAGTGTCGGCTCTTACTAAACTAGTAGGCTGTGGTAATTCGCTTACTCTAGATTCTGTAAATACGCCGGAACCATTAGTAGATGGTCTGAAATCCATAGCATCGCGCAATGATATTACTGTACCATTCTGCAATCTATGTGATGGAATTTCGCTATATTCTAACTGACCAGTATAAGAATTGACAGCAAAGAAGTCACCAGCACCGTGGGTAAAATATTTAAATCTTACAAATACTGGAGCTGCAGCCGAATCTAAACCAGATCCGCTGTATACTAGTCTACCATCACCATAATAGCCATCGCGCTGACCATTGTCTAATGTGAAAGAATTTAACAAATTATCGCCATCTGAATCGGTAGCAGTAACTCTTACAAGATTGTAAATGTCAGACTTAGATAACGGAATATATCTCTGATTGCTAATTGGGTCAGTTACTAAAGTTGCTGTTGTAGTAACTTCAGTTAAGGTTTTCTGTCTTATAGAACCGACGCCTTTTGACACGTAAGCCAAAATACTAACACTAGTAGAAGCCGGAAGATTAGAAATGGTTGCTGACTGAGAACCACTTAAAGCAATATTACGAGTAATATTAATTGCATTTGTTGGATCTGATACAATCCAATCATTAATATTGGTAAAATCTTCGTCTCCGGACAATGAGATTGTTACTTCGCCAGAACCGTCTGTAATTAATGGCGCAAACAATCTAGATACTGTCAAAGATACATCAGATAAAGACTTAGGTCTAGAGATAGGCAACGGGAATAATAGAGCATTACTATTCGGCTCTTTAATTACAGTATAACCAGAAGCATCTTTAGAAGTAGTGATCCATGGATTTGAATCGGTATTAGCACCTTCAACAGAAGAAATCGTATGAATATCTCTTATGGTAAGAGAACCATTGGTAGTTGTTTTCTTAATATCAAATACATGTAGGTTATACTTACCATTGCTTCCTTCATGTATTGCACGGACACGTGCTTCACCATAAGTAGCATTAGTTACGTCTTTAAGATAAACTTTTTGACAAGTACCGATATTAAATAAGTTTCCGCCAGATGAAGCAGCATTGGCAGTAAACTCAAAATAGTTGCCGTAATTAACCGAGAGACCATCGTTATTTTGTAACATAGTTTCTTGTGGCTTAGGTACGATGATTTGACTGGAGTCGATCTTCTCGATCCTATAGCCATTGATATACGCAATACCTGGAGTAATTTTTAACTTTAAAGAACTAATATCGTTAGGAATAAAATGCGATTTAAACTGCTTTTTAATGTAGTTACCAGATTCTTCAAATGTTCTAAGAGCAAGTTCTTTGCGAATAGAATTAAAACCAGAAGTAGTAGTCACTTGACTTACAATCTTACCGGCTTGAATATTGCTTAAATGTACAAATGTTTCATCAGATGCTATATTGATTTGATCGATAAGTTGTAATCTAATACGGTATCGATCAGCACCAGGAGATGCCAAATTAGGAGTAACACCTTGGTTATCGTATAATGCAATATTATCATCTGACGTGACAATATCTTGTATGACTTTAAAGCCAACATTAGCAAAAGCATTATTTGTGTATTTGCTTAAAATAATCGATTGGGCAGGACAAAATACAAAATGACCTTGTACGAAGAAACTACCTTCACTAATTTCGCACAATGAGCCTTTGCCCAAAGCAGGATTAATAGAACTGTTAGTAGTTTGTACTACAACATCTACGACGTTACCATTAACGATACCGGTAAGTGTTTCGCCAGGAATAACTCTTCTAGAAACAGTTTCGCCAACTCCAATTTGAGCAGGTGCATCTAAGTATGTTACATACAAAGTTTCCGGATCAGCGTCTACTGCTGATACTGCTTGGTTAACGCGTACTTTAATACCAGAATCTAAACCTTCAAATATACTATTTTCCATTAGCGCCAAATTGCTAGGAAGTACACTAGGTGGGGCTAATTTAATAAACTCATAGTTGTTAGTAACTTTTAGGCCTGCGGTTTGAATTGCAGCGCCTTCAACAAATAAATTACTACCAAGTCTAGAAATTTCTTTCTGGATTATAGTTTGTAGTTGAGTAAGTTCTCTTGCTTGTAAAGCACGGCCACTATTAAACAGGATTCTATGATAGTTATCACTATCTTTAAAATCGTCTTTATAGGTGGTTCGGAAAACCTGTTCAGTAAAATCTTTTGCCATTGTCTAAAACCTTAGAGTTGAATAACGATCTTAATATCTTCTGCTTGATCTGTTGAACGAATTACTGCTGCTCGATTATCGATATAGAGTAACTCGCCTGTTAAAGGATCTACTTTGCCCTTTAAGATACTATTTATTATAGCTGTTGTAGCGCCGCCGTTAACAATTTCAATGGTTTCGGACGCCTGAAATGCTTTATATCCTGTTTCTTCTGACTGGTGGTACCATATGTTTGCACTATCAAAATCATCGATATATGCACGTGCCATCGATGTTTGACCTTCAATCAATACGTCACGCGTGAAAGGACCACTGTTAATAGAACCTATTGCCAACTTATTTAACGTTCTGCCAACTGATTCAGTAAACAATCCACCAGGAACAGCACTATCTGTTTGCAATAAATTCTTAAGTAGAGTTACTTGTCTAAAATCTTGACCTACGATGAAAGCGCCATTTTCTTTTCCATCAGGTTTAGTGTTAAACATTACAGCGCTAGATTTAAAATCATCACGTGGATCTGCACCAAAGCCGGCTTTAGGAGCAAAGATTGGACGAGCTTTTGCGCCGCTACCAGTTCCGCCTATAAATTCGACACTAGCATACTCATAGTCATGGCCGTAGTAAGAATTATTTGCGTAATCGCCGGCGATATTACCAGAGGAATCTTCTTTAACATCTACTCGGACAACCTGATTACCAATCACTACCGCAACTGCTTTAGCGTTAGAACCATTACCATTAACTTTTACTTGTGGGGCAACAGTGTAGTTTAGGCCCTGATCGATCATGGCATAACCAACAATTTGTCCAGGAATAGCAGCATCCTGGATTGCTTTTTGTTCAATAATTTCTGCCGGAGAATCAGAGTCAGTTGATACTACCAACTGGACTGGCATATATGCTGATGATAAAAACTTAGTTGCTCTTAAAGCACCGATAGAATATACAAACTTCCATACATAACCATCCGGAGTTTTAAATGGCTGTCCAGTAGTATTACCCGATGGCTGATCGGTAGAAGCATTATTAATGTTACCAGAACCCTGTCTCAAACAAAGATATACTTGTTGGTTTGAATTCATTACGTAGTATGAATTTGATGGATAACCAATAACATTATCATCGAATGCAGAATAAATTGCGCCTGTTGTCCAATTGTGTCTAGGAATACAAAATGACATGTCAGTGATATTTTTTACTGACTGTATGGCCAAACGTGTATTTCTGACATCTCGCGCTGAGTTTTGTGGAATTAACGGAACATCCGAGTCATTCCAGTCTTCGGATCGGCCAATACCAGCAAAATAGTGGTTAGCCGAATCGACGAAATCTGCCAAAACGTCTTCTAATAGTTGTTTTTTAAAGGCATCTGTTAATATTGCTGCTGACATTTATAAAATTTCCTTTGCGATTACGCTAGAAGCGCGCCTTCGTTATTAGTTACCATCCACTGAGTACCAGTCCAAATAAGAGTTACGGCATCATTGTTAGACATTGTGATTGTAGAATAATTTTTTAAATTAGTAGGAGTAACATTTACTTCACCACTATTAATATTCATTAGTTTCTTTTCTTCACCTGTTGCTGTACCGTTGCCCATAGTAACAGACATACTAATAGCAGAGTTAAAGAAAGTAAGTGGCACTTTTAAATCAACCGCACCGGCCGCAGTCATATTCTGAGAACCTAACGCAACTTTATTTTTAAAACTAATTGCTCCAGTACCTTTTGTTGCAATATCCAAACCGATATTAGTATCAGTGCCATCAACCGAAAGTTTAGGAGGGTATAATTGAATACTATTATCCACAGAAAGAAAGTTAACAGCAGAACTAACTGGAGTAAACTCTATTAAAGTACTTCCGCTGTTATCTGCGATTAAATCATTAATACGTGGAGAAGTGATTACTGGAGCAGTTAATGTTTTATTCACTAGTGTCTGCGCGAAATTATTGAACGTAAAAGTATCATCCGTCAATAAAGCAGGCAATGTCACATTAACGCTAGCAGATAACGCAGAAGGCAGTATGACATACTCATATGGATTGCCGTCTTTAATACGCGGCATGATGAGCAATACTTCATCCATTGTTTTATCGTTTAATGTTTGAGCAGAATTAGTTAAAACGAAATCACCGTCTGCATCAGGAAGAGTCAACAGTCGATCTGTGGTAGCGGCTGATGCAACTAAGCTTATACTATATAATGATAATCCAGGCTGAGTAAATAAAATACCATCGCTGTCAAATGACATTTTCTGAGATAGATTAAATCCATCGCCAAACTTAGTATAAAGATCGGTGAAGTTCTGTTCTATCTTAAGGGATGCTTGACGGAGAGTATCACCTGTTCCATCGTTAGCAATTGTTCCCAAGTTAAGTTGCTGTCTGCTCATGTTTTTTTATACCTAAAAAATCTTATTACTATTTATAACAATTCTATGAGCGACTTTTCGCTATCTGAATCGTTAGGTTCAATCCAAGTAAATCTTTCTTGGTTAATAGGTTCTGTACTGCTTATCTTCATACCGTTGATGTTTCCTACGTCGTCATCATCATCTAGTGTAGGTGAATCTGGGGTTAAGTATTCGCCGATGCTTGAGTAGTTGTCATCTAGTTCTTGTAGTGTTCTATTTTGTAGATCAATCAAATCATTACCGCCAAATTCAGGATATGTTATTTCAGAACCCATATTTGTTCTGAATAATGTAATAGGTTCGCTGATGCCCGCAATATTAAACATTGCTGTATGTTGAGAATGCGCTGTCATATCCAAAGCAGCTTGACCGGATACTTCATATGGCGGAAGATCCAAAACGCCAGGATTAGGCTGATCTTCAATTGCCAAATCTACAAAACCAACGATCTGGACTTCTGCTCCTAAATACATTCCGGCCGGGTGTACGAACGTCTTGTATATTGATCGCCAATTTTCAGACGGCAATTCTGATTTAATTTGTAAAGCAAACGTTTGGTATAACTTGTCATCAGTAATATATTTTTGTGATTCAGCGCCAATAAATGATTCGCCGACATTAAAAATATATTTTTTAGTGTAGATAATATCCGGGTCAATAGAAAAAAACATTCTAAAGAATTGCTGGATAGAATACTTAGTACCTTTTGATCGATATAATAAGTTAGAATACTTGGCAGCATCTCGTTTATTTGAAAATCCACCAAAGTATGATTGACCTAATAGTAACTCGTCTTCGATATATGCTAATAGATCTAAGTCGGTTTGACTAATATCGCGAGTAGTAAATAATTCATCAATTAATCTAGATGGTGAAAACTCTTCATTTTCGATATGATAATATTCACTAAGTAGTTTCACCAACTTAGGATACGTTTCAATGATATAACCAGGAAGAACTTCTTCAACTTTATACTGTCGAAGATTTAGATTCCTTCTACCTATATCAAATAAAGTCCGATCAAACGTTTCGATGCTCATATTAGTTAGTTGCCGTAACTATAACTGCTTTAGCGGAAGAGGCTGTTGAATCGTGTAATAATATGTCATTGCGTACAGGCGCTATCGCACTTTGGTTAGATGGAACTACTGACAATTTAACATCAGCAACGCCACTAGGCAATGAATCAACTATTAGCCCTACAAGATTAACGCTACCTCTGATTGGATCATAATTTCCAACATTGTCTACTAGAATAACATTATCGTTAATGTTTACAACTTGCAACTTATTTGAAGTTAGTTTATTTCTAACTTGGCAGCTAAATCCGCGGTAAGTAAATGTACTAGATCTAATAGTAAAGTTAATATCGTCCGGAGTTGCTATTGGCACCGGGAATAAAAAACTATAGTTTTGTTCTATCGTAGGAGCTGGCGTAAATCTCTGTTGCATTTTAATATCGGCTCTAGAAGATAAAATGGCAGGACTTAAATCGTCAACCAGTGATAACATATTAGATCTTCTAAATGCTCTATCAAATCTACCTGTATTCTGAACAAAATAGTTGTTTATAACTTCACGCACGTTAGCCTGAACTGTATTCAGCGTTAATGTGGTAAGTCTAGGGTTAAACTGAAAAAACACTTCTGACTCTATGTATGTTTGTACTGGGTCAGTAAACTTTAAACCAAAAGAAGCAACTGCTAATTGAGCAGTAAGATCCAATATGGAATTTTTTGTTGTTGTTTTAACATTTTCAGCAACATTATCAGCAAAAAGTATTGACATGAATACTGTGCCAAATTCAGGTTCTAATGCTTCTTCGCCGCCCCAAGATTTTATATCTTTAATTCTAGAAGAATAATTTCTTAATACTAATGCAGAATAATCTGATGCAGTAACCATTCTATTTTGTGTGGCATACTGGAAAGGAGCATTTTTTCTAATTGATTCGATACTTTCTTTATCGGATCCCGCATTAGATTTTGCAACTGTAGTTACCGTCGGAGTTCTAGAAGTACTTTCATTAACAAATACTTTATCTTTAGGTTCGAATTTATTGATATTGTCTGCACTTGAACCAGCAACACTCAAATAGTCAACCGTAATTTTTGCACCAGCCGCCGGCGCCTGTCCCAAAGTAATGCCATTACCAAACGACAATTCATAAAAACCATTAGGGAGTTCTTTTAAAACAAACAGTGTCGAATCGCTTGATATCGATATTGCTCTCAGGATATTAGTATATGTTGAATAGCTAGTAGACGTCGCCGATTCATATACACGAACAACTGCGCCGTCAATATTCATATTGGCATCTGGAATAATATATGAAGTATTTTCTGAAGCATCTCCGGCAATAAATGTTTTGCGACGGGCAATACCTTCGTATATAGAAATTACTGGCAATTCATCATATGTTGTAAACTGATAAAACCCATTGCCATCGTCTTCGGCTTTAAGTGCTTCTAATGTTTGGAATGTATATGCCTTATCATCACCAGCGCCATTGAATTTAAAACCAGAAGGAATACCTAATGTAGATGGTCTGTTTGCTACACCAGAAAGGTTAATAGCCATACGGACCTGAGACATGGACGGTGACTTACTATCTGGAATGTATCCCAAACCTTCAGATAAAGATATTAATGAACTACGTAACTGAGCAGTACTTAAAAAGCTTTCGTTCAATGCAAAGTTAGCAGTTAATGCGTTAATATGTGTATTGTACGCAAGTACGTCTAAAATAGAAGATAGTCCGGATGCTTCGAAGTTATAATCTTTAAATTCTGCAGTTTTCTCCAAATAACTTTTCAGATTATTTTTAATATTCTGAAAGTCTAGAGCCGTAGATTTAATCGTAGTTGTCATTTATCTTAGCCTGCTAACGTTTGTTGTAAACTCAAGCGTTTGAGTCGTATTAATTATTTTGAAAATAACGGTTATTTCAAGAGAGTTTAAATCAGGAGCAGATATTGCTTTAACAATTAAGCTTTTTTGATCTACTCTAGGTTCGTATGTTTTTATAGCATTTATTATACTAAACTCTACTTCTCTTTCGGTATAATTATCGGCGAGCTCAAATAAGTAAGTTTGAATGTTGCCACCGAAATAAGGCGAAAATGGTTTCTCACCACGATTAGTCATTAATAGAATTTTTAATGCTTGTTTGACGGCCGCAGCGCCTTTGACTTTATATATGTCGCCTGCTACTGGAGTAATATCTAAGGATAGATCAACATCAATATAATCAATATTGCGTGTAGCCGCAATAGATGATTGCTGAATATTACCATCCTCTAGCGAAAGTGCTCTTTTAGCTGCCATGTTTAAATACTACTATATTTGAAAAGTTGTACAACTATTTATATCATTTTTCAAGGACTTCTATTAATTCATTGACACTTAATAACCTTCCGTTATACACGGTATCAATAAACATATTAAAATTAACATCATATGATGCGCCGAGTACGGTAGGCATCTCAACTACTATTTGACTAGTAAGAGAACCGTCTGGATTTAGTGTGTCATAGTCTAATGTTAATTTTTCAAAGAAGTTATAGTCTTTCCAATATTCAGCCACTTCGTATGTGCGTTCATGGTTAACTTTACCGTCTCGGTCAATAACTTGATAAACAACAGTTCTGCCATCGGCCTTCTTAATATTATCTCCGCCTAAAAATTCTGTCGGACCTGCTCGATATATTCCTTCTGATACAATTAAACGAACATCATTAAACATATCTGTATTGCCATTAATACTACGATATAATTCGGCATGCAAATACAGTTGTCTAGTGATAGAAAGTCTGGCACTAGCTGAAGTAATGTGATTAAAGGAAGTACGATTCCCGTAAGATCCTAAAAACTTTGCTATGCTTATTCCTGGGCCAAGTTTAGTTGACGCATTAATTTCACTAGGATTTAAAAAGTTTGGGTTGTAGACCGGATCAACTAAAAATATCATGGTGTAAATCTCTTTCCTCTGTTAGCAATACCGTTTCCTAGTGGAGTGTAACCAAATTTAGATGAAGGATTTCTATTAGATACCCTACCGGTTTTACTTGGTTGTTGCTCATATGATTTATGGCTAATACGACCTTCAGCAACCATTTTCGTGTGTAGTTTGCTTTTGTTTGCTTTATCTCTAAATGCTGATCGCAATTCTTGTGTGGTAGGAACCTTTTCAAATATACCAGCATAGTCATCTGCTAATATTAATGAATCCCGATACTTGTTATCATCATCAACTTTAATAGTACGTACCGCATATGAACCAAGCGTGAGGTGGCCAGTAACAATAGGAGCATTTGGAGGTGGACCGTTTGGTGCCAATGCTTGTTGTTTA